ACGAAGAATGCGCCTTCGTACTCACCGATTTCTCCAGCCCAAATCTTGCTTGCTTCTGAAGCAGACTGTGACTGTGGGTAGCGCCATCCGAGGTCGCCTGTCTCTGCACGAAGGTCGTGTGAAACTTCTGGGTGGATACCAACCCAGTATGATGCTCCGCGACGGCCCTTAGCCTTGTTAGCACGTAGCTTAGCAACAGCCTTGCGGATGTCTGCTGAGTCTAGCGTATCGGCTGCATCTACGTTAGCAACTGCTGTTGCGTTACCTGCGTAGATGTTGTTTGAACCTGAGCGTAGTGTGTTCATTGCAACTACGTCGATAGAATCGGCTAGGTTGTATGCAATGATGTTTGCGATTGCTGGGTCTACATCTGCTAGAGAGAATAGTTCCAACGCACGTGTTACAAGTACAGCATTACCATACTCGTTAAGTGTCACTGTAACAGATGTTGGTGTTGACAATGCTACTGCATCTGGGTCAACTGTCTCTGTTAGAGTAGATGTCTTTGTATCTAGGTCAACGTACTTCTGTAGAACTACAGTTGAACCTGGGATTGCTTGCTTTGCTGGGCGCTTATCTGCGACAGAACGAATTAGGGGTTCTGAACGGAGAGCGAACTCGAGAAGGCGGTCGTATGCCTTTTGTACGAGACCAGCGCCGCCAACTGTACCGCCGAACGAACCGCTCGAGGTATCTGTATATGCGTTTGCCATGTTTTTTAGTCTCCTTGACTATGAACGGATATTATTGTTGTGACTGCATCAGGGAGAGGAGTTCCTCCATAGAGCCTGCATTATCCATGCGTTGCTCTAAGTCCTGTGCTCTGTCTGGGGTGAAACCCTTTGTCGTCATGACATCCTGCTGGCGCAAGGCCGCTAGGTTTTGTTCATCACGATTCTCGGATACTTCTAAACCAAATAGTTCGCCGTTCTCATTGAGCCAGTTAGAAACTGATTCCTCAGAGAAGTCTCCATCTAAATCCTTAAGGATTAGACGTGCTGCTTTTTGGTTTACACCCTTCTTTTCTAAGACTGCTTTGACGGTTGACTCACGCTGCGACTTGGTAAATGTCTCAAGTTGCTCAGTGAGTTCCTTAATACGCTTTTCATCAGAGCGCTTGGCTTTGCGTAACTTTTTAAGTAAGTCACTTCCATCCAATTGCACTTCATTGTCGGTATCTTGGTCTTCGTCTTCGTCGTCCCAGTAGTTGTTGCTCATAGCAACCCACCCTTCTATTCGTTGTTAGTTCGCAGGCCACAGTTCAGTTCGGGGAAACTGGCTGGCTCCTACTATCGGTCTATTACGCTGACGGGGCCGATAGGTCCGTTCAGGATTCTAGAATTGTCCTACGCTTGATGTCGTAAGACTTGTGCGGCTAGTACCAGACATGCCACTAAAGGCTGCTACCTCACGTGCAGTTAACTTCTGACGCTTGCGCTGTGCAGATGCTAGGCTATTGAATACTTCTTGTTCAGCCTCTGACTGACCATATGTATCCATTGTTGTGCCATAGATATCAGATAGTTTCTCAGCAGTTGGAAGGATATCTGCGATAGTAGCGTAACCCTTTCGTGCCTCTGCTTCAGATATACCTTGTGCTGCTAGTTGCTCGGCAACTGATACACCAGCGGTTAGTCCTTGACGTGATGCTGCAAGACCAATTTCTCCTGCTGCAATCTGACGTTCAATCTTTGGGAACTCTTGTTCTGGGTCAAGAACATACGCAAGGAGACCTTGAGAGTTAATGCCATAGAAATCATTGAGTTGCTTTATGAGTGCAGGGTCGGCGTTTTGTACACGCTGAACTGCTGTAACAACACGATTAGAGAACTCTGTTGGCGACATGTCATTAGCAATAAACTTAGATACATAATCATCAGTGTCAAACTGATTAAGACCATATGAACGCAGGACCTGGCGGTAGCCATCCTCTACTCTTAAGTATGTTCCTGGGTCTAGAACAGCTAAACCCTTTTTGAATCTTTCTTGGTTAGCCTTAAAGCGTTGCTTGTATTCTTCAGTCTCCTGAAGCTCAAGCATAATTGTTGCTTCATTGGCACCGTTAATGGCAAGCTCTTTAATCTTTGGAGCAAGTGAAGTTAGGTTATACTTTTGGAATCTATCAGCAAGCATCTGGCTAGTTGCAATTCTATCTGCCATCTTCTGCTCTAATGCCTGGTCAGCTGCAAGCTTAGCTGCAATATCTGCTGCCGTTGAACCAGCAAGTGGCAAAGCTGTGTTGCCAGTTACGTTAATATTTGTATTAGCCTTATCAGCAGCTGCTTGAGCTGCTGCTTGTGCAGCGGCAGTTGCTGCCTGTGCTGCTACTGCATCTGCTGCAGCCTTTGCCTCTTGTGCTGTTTTAATCGCTGCTGCACTGCCTGCAGCTTGTGCTGCTTTTAAATCTTCCTCTGCTTTTTTCGCCGCTGCTGCTGCATCTGCTTTTACTTTGTCAAGTGCTTCCTGTGCTGCTTTTGCAGCATCTGCTATTGCTTTATTCGCAGCAGCTAATGCAGCCTTAGCCTCTTCTAATTCTTTTGCAGTTCTTGCTTTTGCAGCTGCTTCTTCTGCAGCAATTCTATCCTTCTCTGCTTTAGCAGCTGCTTCTTGTGCAGCCTTTATAGCTGCTTCTTGTGCGGCTTTTTCAGCTGCATCTTTAGCCGCTGCTTCTTCGGCAGCTCTTTGTTGAGCAGTTAGGGCAGCAAGTCTAGCTGCTTCAATCCTATCTGCTTCTGCTTTATCGGCCTCCGCTTTAGCAATTCTATCGGCTTCAGCTTCTTGTGCTGCTGCTAATGCAGCAAGTCTATCGCCTTCAGCCTCTCCGCCGAGCCCTGCTTCTAGAATGGCTGCATCTGCGGCTGCCTGCAATTCTGCAGCTTTCTTTTCAGCAGCCGCTTTAGCACGTGCTGCTGCTGCAGATTCTGCTGCAGAGATTGGAACTGATGTAGGCAGTGGTGTTGTTTGAGATTCTGCGGTTCTGAATTGTTCCAATGTTCCACCAGATTGACGTATATATTCAGCATAAGATGTACGGTCCTCAGGCGGTAGGGTTGACTGCATTCTTGCCCATTGTGCTTCTGTATAACGTGCCATTATGCAATCCCCAAATTCTGGAATACTCTAAGTGTCAATGAATCCATTGTATCGCGAGCGTTATTTGTATATTCCCACTCAGGACGACTCTTCAATTCTTTCTCAAATTGCCACAAAGGTTTGACAGATGGCTTGCCATCAGGTCCAATGTACTGCAATGCTGAGCGTAGGATTGGGTCTTCAAATGTAATTGAGTCAGCATCTCGTTCTAGGATTGTAGCCATTGCTCCCTTGTAGGCAGAGCCAATTGCATCAACGCTTATTCCATTGTTAATTTGGTCTGCATATCCTGGGAATGCGCTTGCTGCTGTAGCGCGAATCTCTGCTTGAATATCATCTGTTGTTGTCTGACCAGTAAATAAGTCAGTAGACTTCTGCTTCCAGTATGCATCACCTAGGTATTTGCCTACACCAAATGAGTTGGCGTATGACTTAAGAGACGAGGTGTCTCCAAGGATGTTCCCACCAAAGCCAGTAATCTTACCTGAGAACTTAATAAGTTCATCAAACTGGCCATCACTTAGTCCGCGCTCGTAAGCTGTAGCGGCAAGCTTATCAAACTCTTGTTGGTCAACCTTAATACCTGCAGTTACAAGGCGCTTGCGTGCTGAAAGTTTATACTTATTTAAGTCATCAGTAAACTGACCTGGCTGCTCCAGCTTTGTCTTCATGCGGTTACGCACAGTAGAGCTTAGCTCTCTGTAGTATCTACTCTTGAATAGTGCTTCTAGAGCAGGGCCTGGCTGGTTAGCTTTGAACAAATCAAAGATAGCTTTAATCTCATCACCATAAATTGGGTCAGCAAATAATGCTTCGCTGATTCCATAAGAGGCAGCAGTAGACATGTTCTCACCTGCAGCTTTAGCAGCAGCATCGGCTGCAGCTTTAGCGGCAGCGTCAGCTGCCTTTTGTTCTGCTGCAAGTCTTGCTTCATTTAATGCATCTGCTGCTGCCATTACGCACCTGCCACATTCTTGGATAGCCAGTCAGAAAAGTTAATACGTTGCTGACGGTCATAGTCGTCTGGATTCAAAAGCTTTAGCTTCTCTTCAATTGTCTGTTGCTCTGCTTCTTGGTCAAAACCTTTTTCGCTGCGAGTAACAAGTTCAGTCTGTCCTGTAGCTTCATTAAGTTCCTTCTTTGAAGTTGTCAAAGTTCCATACTCAAGCAAAGGCTTTACTTCTTCAAAGCGTGTGTCAAGTTCTTCCTTTGTAGCTGCACGACCAAGAGTGCTTACATAGATACTGTCAATCCAGCTCTTAATTGCAGTCGGGTCGTATGAACCAATAGCACGCTGAGGTAAGTTCTTATCTTTGTCTGCATCAATATCGCTTACCAACAAGTCTGAAGCTAGACTAGTGTATAGTTGAGAGAAGTTTGTTGCAGAGTCATAGACTGTTGGATACCATGCGGCAAGCAGAGTCTTTAGTTCATTGATTCCCTGGGACTTGTATCCAAGCTTACCCATAATCTTTTGAACCTGTATTTTCTGTGCTTTATTAAATGAATCAAACAGCTCGTCACCAGCACCAATTGTAGTGCCATCTGGGGCGTTAAACTCTACGCCTTTGTCTATAAGGATTTGTTTAATTCTACTAGCGTCTAACGAAGGTGTAGAAGATGGAGCTATAAGAGGAGGCCGTGTAGCCTCTATTGCCTCTGCAAATGTCTTACTCATATTAGTCTCCTGGTTCTTCGTATACAAAGTCAAACTTATCATTTTCAAAGTATCTAATATATAACTTATCAAAGTTAATATCCGATGCTCTGAGTTCTGCAACGTTTAGCATGACCTGCGTCCGCAAATGTGTTGCTTGCTGAGAGTCAAAGGTAGTTCCCATTCTCTGAAGCATTGAGTTTACGTATCTGCGATAGTTTAGATAGTCTGCAACTGCATGGAACTTAGGCTGCTTTAGCAACAACGGTCCAAGCTTTTCATCATTAAGTGCAATAGTCAGCGCAGTTACAGTATCAGCCTGACGACTACCTGCCCCTCCTGCTGACTGAGCATTATACTCTTGCCACCAAAGGTTGTTATCTTCTTTTGCTGCATCAACGAATGCCTTCTTGTACTGCTTTAATACCGCAGCCCCGTAGCCCTTGTAAGGATTAATTGCTGGAGTAACACGGGCAAACTCATCCTTAAGTGTTTGTTCAATAATGAAGTAGTCTTTCCAACCCTTGCTTACAAGGACTGAACGACCATTCTCAAATGCATCAGATACATCACGGAACTTTCTGTTACCAGCTCCTGGTATTCTTGTATCTTGGAGCACTGCTTGCGCCGCGCTAGAGAATGCATAATCATCATCATTAAAAATTGCACCTAAAACTGTAAGGTTTTCAACCCCAATACCAGAGACAATCTTCTGAATAGATGGCTTATTATTAACTACCAAACCAGCAGAAGTTCTATCTGCATTAATTCCTGATGTAGAATCAGATAGTCTATCCATGAACATCCAGGCATCTGGATAATCAATAGAAAACATTTCAGCAGCTTGGGCTCCGTACTTATCTTGGTACTTGTTAAAGATATCAACGTAACCTGTAACTGATGTTACTAGACGTCCTTGAACTGGCAACGTGTAAGCGCTTACTGTACGTATTACCGATAGATAAAATGCACGCTTTTTGGCTTCTTCGAACTGTTGTTCCCACTTTTTAGCAGATGGCTTATTACCAGTTTCCTTAACGTAATCATTCCACATCTGTTGGCGGAACATATCAACATCTTTGTTGAACTGTTCACCAGACTTAAGGACTCCTGCTTGCCATACCTGGTATAGTCGACGAGCGGTATTTACATTCAACGCATTAAGAGAGTTGCGCTGCACACCAAATGGTAGCAATGCATCAGTAAAGAAGTTCTCTGTCTGTGTACGCTTGGCGTACTCATTAATTAATGCAGCACCCATAGGTGATACAGATAAAATGTTACCACCAGTTGGGTTATCTGGGTTGAACCATTCTACTGGAAGACGTGACTCTAGGCCAAGGAATCCAAGGTTTACTGGAATGTACTTATTGCCAGCAGAGTCTTCTTCTACTTCGCCAAGACGCTCAGGTATTGTTGAAATAGCCATCTTCTTAACAAGGAAGTCTGGGTTTTCCATAGTGATACGTGCATATGCACGGAACTGCTCAACAACTGCAGGGAAGAAAGCAAAGACGTAGTTAATCCAACCAGAATAGTTCATGTCACGGTGGAAAGAGTTAAGCTTTTCTTCGTATTCGCGTTGAGCAAAGTTACGTGCCTTAGCCTCGAACTCTGACTTCTTCTTTAGTGTAAGCTTTGTTCCATTAGCGTTAGCTAGCCAAATCTGGGTTTGGATTGATTGCTCATACTTTGCTTTGAAATAAGGGTTAAATGCTAGTCTTGCCGTAGGCTGCGTAGCAAGCCAAACAACCATATCCTTGGTAGCCTGACGGAAGTTCTTAGATATAGAACTGTTTCCAATCATATCTTCTACTAGGTCAGTAAAGACAGGTGGGCGTGTTTGGATATCTGGATATAGTTTCTTTAGTTCCAATAGATTTAACTTGTCAGTAACAACCAAATCTCTTAACGCCTGAGATGGAGCATACATATCAACCATTGCTTTTGCACGTTGATATGCAACTGGTGCATCTCTAAGGTTGCTTGAGAATCTATCAAGATAGGCGACAGCCTCAGGTGAACCCTTGCGGAACCAGTCGAGTACCACCTTCTTCGGGGCACCCTTCATAATCATCTCTGCTACTGGGTCAAAACGTAGCTTATCGTTTAGAATTTGCACCCAAGACTGCATATGACGAGTCTCATCTGTAGGAAGAATGGATGCTGCGCCACTGCGACCACGACGAGAGATGTCAACTTCTAGCTCACGCACTCCAGCTACAGCTGCACGAAGGTCATCCTTCTGGTCAATCTTCTGCTTAAAGATAGAACCAAAACGTCCACCAAATGCGCTTTCAAACTCTTCTCCATCAAGCTTAACCTTGCGGTCTCTTACTGGCTTAATCTTTACGCCAGACACAAGTCTTTGTTCCTGTGCTCGTAGAGCTGCAATGCTATTTGCAACATCGTTACGACGCTGGATATCTGGAATCAAAGCAACTGGTATAGTCTTTGGAGGATTATTGACATCATACTTTGCCTTAAGTAAGGACTTGTCATACTCATTGAGAACTAGTTGCCGCGCTGCTGCTTCTTTTCTAATCTTCTTCATGTTATAATTAGAATTAGTTGTAGACTTTACCCAGCGGTTAACTCTATTAACAGTGTTTGTGCTAGATGAAATTGCATCGATTGTGTCTTGAGCAAGATACTTCATCATTCCACTAATAGCACCATCGCCCCATGCACGAATGTATGAGTCTTTAATAACGTTAATTGGGTAACCAGTACGAAGTAGGGTACCTGTACGCCACAAACTGTTTAGCTCGTCAGCAAGATACATTGCTGATTCTCTGCTGCGAATAATCTTGGTAGTCTCGCCATTGCGCTTTGAAAAATCTTTCAAAACGCTATCAACAAACTTCCAGTCAGGAAGTATTGCGCCATTTGCTAGCTGAGTAATAAGCTGAGCGTCTGCAATTAGTGGACCATCAAGGTCATTAGGGTCATTCATGTAACCTTGCTTTAATTCACGCGCCTTAATAGCTTCATCTCTGAAACGCTTGTGGGTCATGTTGTACTTGTCAATTGCAAACTGAATAATATCTACGCCGACGTTGTACTTCTCGCCCATTAGTTTCATGCCAGTATCTACATAGTTGTCGATAACTGCAGTCTTTTCGTTTTCTGTTCTAGCCTTCATCCAGTTGTCAAAAATACGAGCATTTTCCTGTGGGATTGAAGCGCCAAACTTTTCGGCAGAACGAAGGCTTGTCTGCATTCTAATGCCAGCAGCAAACGGTTCATTGTAATTAATAACTTGCCTTGGCGCATCATCTGTCAAGCGGTCTAAACCACGAACAGGACGCGACAATGGACTTTTCTGATAGAACCATTGGTAGGTTTTACCCAATGCTGTTTCCATTTGAATGCCATCATCAAGAGCAAGTTTTCTGCTAGCGTTTTCTTTAGCAAAGTCATTGCGTACTTTTTCAACCATTGCCCATTTTGATACAGTTCTATTGGTAAGGTCACCTTCAATGCTTAAAGCATCATCAAGCCAACCAACCTCTTTCTTTAATGCTTCAATTTCTGCATCTAAAAGAGAAACGTTGTTTTTGAAACGCTTAGATAGTACCAGAGTTTGACCTTTAAATTGTAATGAAAATAAACCATTATTGTTTACGTAGTTCATTGCATCATCTAGACGTGTATACTCTGCAAATTTGTCAGCACGCTTTGTTGCTAACTCTGCGATTGCCTCAGGGTCTCCGCGACCTACGCGAATTATTAAGCCAATCGTCTCATCTGATTCTTTAGCCATGAGCGAAGCTGCAAGTTTTCCGCTTCCACTCTCAAATCCTGCACGATTTGCAACTGTTGCTGCATCATTTTCACGAATAAACTTTATTACTGGGGTGTATGCGGTTTCTTCACCAGCAACTGTACGCTTAATTAAGTCAACATCTGCAGCTAGACGTGCGCCAACGCGCTCTGCCTCTGACTTTCCATAAATCTTTTTCTGAAACGGAGTTAAAGGCTCAACAATTGGGTTTCTTAAAGTACCTTTAATAGCAAGTCCTGTGCCTTTTGCTGCGGCTACATCTAATCCAAGACCCATTTCTGCAACAAAGTTGACAAGTCCAGAAGAAATAGCTCCAATGCCCTTGCTTGTGTCGCCAAGAGTTTGAGCTCCAGTAATCTGTGCAGCAGTGTGAACAACATCACGACCAAGATTGTAACGCTCTTGTCCAACATCTGACTCAGAAAACTTTGCAGACTTATTCAAAGTCTTTGAAATACTTGCACCTAGGTCAGTTTCGAAAGTGTCGCGTAAACCTTTACCAGCAAGTCCAGCTCCAGCTGTAGCTCCAACGAATGCTCCTGCAGGACCTCCTAAAGCAAAACCTGCAAGACCTCCAGCAAGACCACCTGCTACAAAGCCAAGGCTTGCAAGTAGTCCCATCGCTGCATTTTCATCAGCTACGTTACGCAAAAATGCATAGTTAGAACGAAAGTTTTTTTGTCCAGCCTGCAAAACTTTAGTAGCTCCGCCATCAGTTGCTTCATCAATCTCCATAATTGCAAGACCTGAACCAGCTCCTACTGCAGCACCAACTGGACCACCAAGAACTAATCCAACAGTTCCGCCAACAAGGGCTGGGTTAGCCTTAGATATAGTGTTAAGCGCAACCTGTCTTACTTTTTCGGTGTCATCATTATCCCATCCACCAGGATTTTGTGGCAGGTTAGATGCAATATCAAATGAAGTACTAAAAGGAATTCTAGTACTGTTGGTTGATGTAATTTGCGCAGCAGGGGTATCTTTAAATACCTTCTGCGTCTTGCCAATATACTCCCAAAGATTCATTAAATAACTGTCCTTAAATACTGTACGTAATCTTTGGTAGCCTGCGATGTACCTGGTTGACTAGCCCAGAACTCAAGCATTGGATAGTAATCACGAATCATATTAATGTCTGGGTCTTCTACTGGACCAGATGGCAAACCAGGAATTGAATTAGCACCAGGACCAACTGGAACGCCATTAGTGATAGGGTCGTTAGGGTCCATTGTTTCTGCCGTGATAGGAGTAATTGGAGCCAATGAACGCATTTCACCCATGCGAGCAGAACCAGCATTAAATGACGGAGCTTTTTTTAATGGAGCGGATGCGGCTTGCTCATTGATTTGCTTATTCATTCCGTATGCAAATCCTTCAGCGACTCGTCCATCTGTACGACGTGAAAGCGCACCTGGACCAGAAACTGGAGCAGGGTTACCTGGCTTACGATATCCGCCTTGAGTTGCCATGTTTCCTCCTACTTAGTAAATTGCTCAAAGATATGAAACGGCGGAGCCGTCTCGTTATGGTTAAGTGCTGCAATTCGCATTGCATCTAGCATTGTAGTTCCTGCGTGAAGTGCTCCAACTGCGAAGTCTCCACCTGAACCGATGCCGTAAAATCCGCTACTATTCATACTGATAGAGAAATCAGAATCCATCTCAAAGATAGTTCCGTTAATTCCAAGTAAAAGATTTAATTCAAACTTATTGTCATCAGCATCTGATGTTTTGTTAAAGTCTACGCCTGCTTCAGTTAGTGCCGATTTAATAGATGGCACAACTTTATTAATTACAAACTCATATAAGTTTGCTTTAGCTTTTACTGTAACTAGTGGAGGCGTCCACCCATGAAGTACCACTTGCAAACTACGATAGTTACCAGCACCACTAATAATATAACTTCCACGTTCAACTGCCTTTGTCATGTTAGGGTGAGTATAAAGTTTGCCAGCAGCATGGATTCGACTGTCTGCTACGATTACACACTTGTCTTCGTGCTGTACGCCGATAATCGTAGTCATTGTCCCCTCCTAGTTTATATACGTCGCGTTGAACGAACGCTTGCTGTTGGTGTTCCTCCACCAGTAATGCCTGATAGTAAACTCATAATGTCTGGTGGCGCTGCTTCAATTTCAGGGTTAGCGCCTCCTGCTGAAGCACCAGCGGGAACAGGGGACGGTTGCTCAACCGCTTGTTGGGCCCCAGCAGGAGGAACTGGTTGCGGCTGTGGCGTAAAGACTTCTTCGATGACGTCCTCTAGTGCCTGTCCCTTTTGGCGTGCCTTAATGACAGCCGCAATCTGTCGCACTACTTCAGAAGCGTCCTGGCCTTGCATAGCCATCTGTGGTATCGCTTGAGAGAGTGCAGTAATGGAACCGAGTAATGATTGACGCATATTCTCGATTTCAATCTTTTCTAGTTCTTGTGTGACGTTGACTGTGAATGGTAGTTCACGCATCGCCATATCCTTGGAGATTAATCCACCACCAAGTGCCTGGAGCATAAAAATAAGTCCTTGTGCTGGGTTAAGACCAGCAAGCATTCCGTAACGAACATCGGCCGAGTAGTCACCCTTGATGTCCTTGCGTGGGTTGTACGTAATCTCGTACGGGGAACCTGAGTCAACACCACGGATAGTCTTTTCTTCTGGGAAAATAGCTTCATCAACTTCAAAGCAGATACTGATTACATCGCGTAGAGCAGATGCAAAGATTGCCTGGGCTGATTTAACTTGTGTATCAAAGGCTCCCATAAGAGCCTGTACGCCTTGACCAGTAACAACTGAAGCGTTGATATTTCCTGTACGTGATTCAGGATAGCGTGCACCAACACGCAATTCTTGATTGAGTAAGTTCTGCTCAGTGAACGCACCTGCTGGAATATTAAGTTCCACACGGCGGACACCTGCTGGGTTAGCTGTACGAATAACAGCGTCGCCACCAAGTTGCAACTCTTGTACATCCTGTGGAAGTACGATAGGAGCCTGAACTGATTTTTCTGCAGCTTCCATAGCAAGCAACGCAAAGCGGTTGCGAAGAAGTTGGATGCCAAGAATATCATCAAACTGTCCGCGTAGTTCATCATCGATGGATGGCTTGCGTGCTACAACAATCATCATCTTGCCCAATGGATTCTTAGCACGTGATAGTACTAGGTTATCCTTTGTAGGGATGTAGATGATAGACTGGTCTTTGTCAAAGTAGCGAATCATTTCTACCTGAGTATTTAAGTCTTGGCGGTAGCCGTGGCCACCTAACAAGGAGTACTCATACTCAGGGAACAATGCGACTAACTCTGCTAATGACATGAGGTAGCGTTTTGCAAAGGCAATGCAGCGTCCGTAGCGGTCGAATTCTGGGTAAGCACCCACTGGGTTTTCTAGGCGGATGCGTGGCATCTTTGCTTCCTCGTCCAATTCAATAAAGAATGGGAGGAAACCGTAGGTTAGGTACCAGTCAGCACCTTGGTACATTTGCACAGCAAGGTCTGCATGTGCAAAGTAGTTAGAGGCAATACGTGTACGTTTGTCAGCAAACTGACGTGCTCTATCTGAAACTGAGTTGGCTGCTGAACAGTTAACCGCAGGGAGGGGCGCCATAACTTCTGACAAGTCGCGTGCGACAATGTCAATAAAGTTTGCGACTACGTTAGCATCTACGCCATCTGGAAAAAAGTCAGGATAAACAGATGCAATGTTACCCTTGCGGACTGCAAGAACGTCGAGGTTGCGACCGTCGCGTTCAGCGTTGCGGAAGCGAAGGTTCTCGACTCTCGCCGCAACTTGTTCCATTGATAATGCCATTGTTATCCTAACGTAGTTTTAAAAAAAAATTATTTATTCTGCCAGTTCATTCCGCCACCCATTGGCTTGTAAATACCGCCAACCATGGAGCCACCTTTACCAGCAATACCACTAAGATTTCTTGTTTTGATTGGTACTGTTTTTGCTGGTGTTAGTTTTCCACTCATGCCAACCTTAGATTCAGTACGTGCTCGAGCGCGGGCACCATCAACATTTTGAGAAGGATACTTTTTCTTCATGGCTTCATCACTCATGAATTCCATGCCTTCACGCGAACGGCGAGCAACCCCACGAAGTGGACCGCGGCCCTTGCCAGTATCTTGTGCTCGGCCTAATGCTGCTTCGCCTGCTTGTGTTTGCTTGCTATTAATAGCACGAGAAGGAATGGTTACTTTTTTACCAGAAGGTTTTTTGTAAGTATTCTGTTTGCGTGCTTCATCTGCTGACTTTGCCATAATGATTCCTATCCGTAAGTGTCAACCCATTGTTCGGCAAAGGCCTCATCTAAGTTGAGTGACATGCGTTGTTGTTTTTGACTTCTGGTTGCCCAGCGATTTGTTTGGTACTGTCCAACTGAAGAAGCCTTCTGCATTAATTCACGTATGCGAATGATAGCAAACCATAAAGCCATCACGCAGTCAGTTGGGTTCTTAGTCTCTGGCTTCCAAGTAATTAGTTGCTGTACAAGAGACTTGAGTCCCTCAGAGCCTTCGTTGCTTGGTAGTTCAATTAAACCGTTGTCTTGGTAGCGACCATCATGGATAGTACCAAAGAGGCTAGACATAGATGCTACACCAAAAGATGTGTCCCACTTGTTCTTACCAGTAAAGTGTGAGTTTAACTGGCAGCCGTAGGTAGCCAGATAGTTACGCAGGTCAGTGTCCATAGCGTAGTACTTCTGGTGTGCGTTAATCTCAACACGAAACTCTTGTGGATGGTAACGCTCGACCCACTCACGAATCAGAGCGTTTTCCTTTTGCGGAGTTGGGTCTGACATGTTAACGCAGTCAAGTACATAGATTCTACCATCGTCGCGGTTGTAAGATACTGCCACGAACGCTGAGCGTCCAGATACGGCAGGGTCAAAACCAATTACGGTGTAGGTGGAGTTTCCGCTGCGCGGGTGCCCTGGAGTACCTGGTTTAAGCGGTCCACGCTTTCGCATACCGTTGACACATCCTGCAACTGCTGTTGGCGAGAATATAGAATCGGACTGGACGTCTTCTTGTTGGTAGACCATAGCCCAGACAGATGCCGCCACTTCAGAGCGGCGCGTAAAGAGCGAGGGTCCATCCCATTTCGGATAAAGTCCATTGTCATCAGGTTCATCAATCTCGTTCTCCTGCATTGTGGTCTTAGGCCACAGCGTCTTCCAGTTTTCAGGCTTCTCGTCAAACTGAAGTACGGCAGGCATTGCAAAGTAGGTAAAGGGTGACTTGCCACCAGACCATTGCTGGGAGTCACGTAGCATTTTGTATAGGTCAATTGGTGCAACTCGAGTGCCAACGATAATTAGTTTACCATGTCGCCCAAGGCGGGTAATAACTTCTTTTTGAATCCACTCGAGCTGCTTTTCCCACTCGTGGGCGTTGGAGCCCATAACAGCATCGTCGATGATAATCAGGTCAGCACGTGCACCGTAAATCTGGGAGCCCATACCTAGGGCTTGGACCGTAGGGTCCTTCTCGCCAGAGTCGCGGCCTGTGCCCAGATAAATCATGTCGGCAGACCATTGTGTTGAGTCTGCCTTATAGCCACCGTTGGGGCCAAAGGCCACTTGTAACTTGGTGTAGGCTGGGTGGGAAAGTCTAGTTTTAATCGCCCCAAGAAACTTGCGGGCCATACCCTGAGTCTTTGAAACAATGATGACGCGGGCGTTGGGGTTAGTCACAATCTTGTAGACGACATAGTTAGTCGTGATGACTGTGGACTTGGCGTGCTCAGGCGGTACGTTAATCAGTACACGGTTAGCCGCCCCTGGCTCGTAGGTCATGGCTGGGTCCATCCAGCGCGGCTCACGGCCCTCAATCAAATCTACCCAGTCAAGGTGATGGTCAAAGAGTTTGGTGTCTAGGAACTGCTCAGAGAAGTCTGGGAATGAGATATCGCCCAGTTCCTTTAGGTCAGTCTTGATGCCTTTACCCTCGAGGCGAGCAGCCTCGGCACGTTCTTTGAACTCAGGGTCAGTTGCACACCATTGGCGGAAGGCCACGTCTGAGCGGCCTACAGAGGCCATAGCCTGGGTAATCGTGCTACCCTGACTCAGTTGCTGCAGGGCCTTTTCTTGCGCCTCGCGCTTGGGGATGTTCTGAATCCCAGGTTTTCTACCCATCAGTTTGTCCCCTAATTACAGTCATTTAACGCTAGCCGATTAACGGCAGAACTTCCCCATATATATAATATATTATATAATATATAAGAGTCGCGGAGTCTTAAACGGAGCGACTCCGTATATGTATTTCTATACATATAAGATAACCTGTTCAAATCGTAAAAGCGAACAGATTATATCAATATATTTTAAAAGCCCTGTTCAGGGCTATATATAGGGGGCTACTGATATATATCGCAGGGGGTAATCACAATATAACAGAAATTTTTATTGGGATACTATACACCCCCTGCGTATCAAAATTAAATAATCTGGGGTCAAATTGTCGACAAATAGATAAAACTATAAAGAGATTAAGCGGTTTAGGTATTTATAGACTTACCGACACTCCACCCACCCACAGCAGACTCTCAGGAAACTCACAGTTAACTCTCAGTTTTGGGGGGCTATAATAATTCTCAGGAAGTTCTCAGGTAACTCTCAGACTTAACAGGGTGTGACCCACGTCACAGGATACTCTCAGACTTCTCTCAGGAAACTCACAGGGAAAGTGTGAGCGACATCACAATGGGTTGAGCGTGTTGGGTGCTTGACATTGTGGGGTTGAGCGTGTAGTCTTTGTCTTGTAATCGGATAGGGGAATAACCCCAAAGGGTCACAAAGCAAGACACGGGTCAATCGTGAGTAGTTGACAAGGTAGAATTATCGTGTATAATTCTCCAAAGATAGGCAGACCTAGCGAAAGTTAGAGCGTCACTTATCAAAGACAATTCAATAGTGTGTAGGTCGGTAGTCTTGATTAGATACTTAGTAACAGCGGGACGCCCGTGAGTATCACGACACGCCCGACCTACACGCTAGAATTGACAAAGCAATACAAAGCATGTATAGTACGGATTACAACTTAACGAGAGAGGATAGATAGACATGAGTTACAACCCCTACGGGGGTGGTAGTGGTAGTATCGTAGTTACGCCTAGTAAGCCTATTGTGACGGCTCGCCGTCTAGGTAGCCCTAATGCGCGACTCACCGATACTAAGCATGGCAAGGCTGTACGCCGTACACGCCCACGCCACGCCGTAACGACCAACCGACCTAAGGTTGAGCGTGTGCTACCGACCCTAACTGAACAGGAACAGGAACGCCTAGCCCGCGCCCTAGCACTTAGCGAACGCGAACGCGAGTTCCGCGCCACGCTACCTAGCGTACACATAGACGCGAACGACTAAGATTAGCCACGCCCGACTCTGGGGGTAGGTCTAGGTTCGAGCCCTAGCGTGGCACGACTTGACAAGCCGTCAAGCCTATGGTAAGATACACTTATCATAACAGAGAGAGGGTTAGACATGACACTTTCAACGGGTGACATGTTCGCACTAATGATAGCCTTGCTATCGGTGAACATGGTACTATTGGTAGCGTTCCGTAGAGTCTACGTATTAGAGCGTAGATTACGCCGATACGAGGGCTACTATGACGCACGATAACCTACTATTGAACCTTACTCAACGTGAGGTCGAGGTAATCCGCATGGCACTTAGAGTGCAAGAGGATACCCACAAGCGCAACGACTTCCCTAGTTTATTGCTAGAGGTACAAGACTTGCGCTCTAAGATTGCAGACATGATTATAGATAACGCTAGAGAATTGACAAAGGCTTAACGCCATGCTATACTACGACTATACAGCGAGAGGGGGTGAGATACATGGAAGAAGTTACCTATGAGGACAACATCAAAGAGTGTACGGATTGCAGTAGCACGATAGATGACGGAGATGAGTTAATCATCAACGAACATGCCTACTGTACAGAGTGTGCGTTCTTATGCTTTGAGTGCGAGACTGTCTTTGCCGTTAGTGGTCAAGGTCGTGAGTTTGTTGCTGACGAGTGGTACTGCTGGGGTTGCGCGACACAATGCGAACGCTGTAATGACGGAGTTCGCAATGATGACACGCACACAGTAGACAACGAGTCATGGTGTGAGTACTGCTACGAGAACCACAGTTACTACTGTGAGTCATGTAGTGAGTCATCATCAGAGAGTACGACCTATGTGGGTGATAACCCTTACTGCGAGTCATGCTTTATGGATAACTGCTACTACTGTGATGACTGTGACGAGTCATACCACAATGATTACCCTTGCGATTGTCGTGAGAGCGATAGCGTAGAGGGTAAGTGTTGTCGTGCCTATCGTAGTAGTGGTACTATCCACGACTACTCATGCAAGCCAGCACCTATCTTCAAGGGTGTAAGCAAGCACAAGATGTATCTCGGCTTTGAGCTAGAGACAGAGATGCCACGTGTAGACTCTGCCTCATCATTCGCTTCTAGTGCCTTGCTAGGTACTGCGTACCTCAAGCATGACGGCAGTATTAGTAACGGGTTCGAGATAGTGACTCACCCACACACGCACCAAGAGTACCGCGAGAATAGTGCAACGCTATGGCATACCATAGAGACACTACGCAAGGACTATGACGCTAGGTCGTGGGATACAGATACCTGTGGCTTACACATACACCTAAGTCGTGACGGATTTAGTAGTGGCGCACACTTGCATAGGTTCATAGCCTTTGTGTACCACAACGCACCATACATGATGAAGTTTGCAGGTCGCAAGACTAGGTTCGCAAGGTTCAATGATGTGTACACCTTTGATGAGTTTGACCGCCCAGTATTCTCCATCAAGCACAAGGTCGGCAACCCTGACCGATACAGTTCAGAGAGATACTCAGCAGTCAATACGCAGAACAAGAACACCATAGAATTGCGCTTCTTTAGAGGCACAATGAAAGCAAGTGGCGTACTAAGTGCCCTAGACTTAGCACAAGCCATGGTAGAATACACTAGGGAACTACGACTAGATGACGTCAAACTTGGCGCACTATCTTGGGACTGGTTCGCTGACTATGTAGTGTCCAACAATGGACTCTACCCCGACCTATACTCTAGGTTGGACAAGATACAATCGGTAGACATACACAACAAGGTTGTTGCTAATGCTTAGGGAGATGATACTATGTGCTTACTTGTAGTGTGCGAGCCTAACTCCACACCAAACAAAGCCGACTTACACGCTGGTGCGTGTAGTAATCCACACGGATTTGGCTTTGCCATACATGCTGGCGATAGAATTATCTCAGAGCGTAGCATGTCTGCTAAAAAATCTATTGCCCGCTTCTTGGAATTACGCAAGCAATTCCCAGACGGGTACGCCATGTGGCACGCACGATACGCCACACATGGTGTTAAGAACGAACAGAATTGCCACCCGTTCAAGGTTGGTGATGATGAGCGTACTTACCTAGCACACAATGGTGTGCTTGACATAAGTATCGGCAAGTCCGACAAGCGTAGTGATACGCGTGTCTTCGCTGAGGATACACTACCTAGAATTGGTGGTGTGTCCGCACTTGATGACGATAACGTATGGATAATGGCTGAGACTTGGGCTAAGGGTAGCAAGATTGCTATCCTAACATGTGACCCAGCAGCGCAACACCCTATGTATCTACTCAATGAGTCGGCTGGTTCATGGGACAATGAAGGTATCTGGTGGAGTAACCAAAGTCATAAGCGTACTACCTACCTAACACCTGTCAAAGCCATAGAATACGACGACAAACTGTGGGACTACGCAGTAGATGTGGACATAGACCTAGAGCTATGCCCCTACTGCGAGTCTGCCACAGACTTGACAGACAACCCATACTACTGTAACATGTGCAAGTCATGCTTTGATTGTTCAGTCATGATAGATGATTGCCTATGTTACACACCAAACAAAGACTGGCAAAGTAAACAAAGCCTAGCCAGTTTCCTATACGAATACTAGAGAGGTAACAAATGTCCGCAAGCACAATCCTTGGTCTCGCTGATGAACTACGCATTATCGCAGACGAGATTTCATACAACGCACTTGACACTTCAAGTGACTATCCAAAGCGTGGTACTATCGTGAAGGCACTAGCCTCACAGACACGCTTCAAGCCTAAGTCTATGTGGGTATCACTAGGCAACGGCGCATACAAGCACCTTACTGGTAGCAAGGGTCTTGTTACCACGCACGACCGACTCGAAGGCTATGTCGAAGTAGTCTTCGAAGCGTAATCACAACACCTAGGCATGTGTATAAACTGTTACTTGCCGACACCTGAGTACGTGTATAAACTGCTCACTATTATTTACTAGAGAGGATAGATGATGACTACACTATGGAAAGCAGAATTAACTGATGAGTTAATCGCTCATCTAACTGATGATGATAAGGTACGCATACGCAGAGACCTTGACATGGCAGTCGAGGCTATCTGTAATGAGTACGAAGTAGGAAGGGAATACAAGCATGAGTTATGAGCCACCACTTGACGACGACATAGCATTAGGGTATGATGATGAAGAAGAACTCGACGAGGAATTCGACGAGATGACAGAGATAGCACTAGAGAGATAGGGGATAGAGATGCAAGGTCTATGCACAGGTCATGAGAACCCTGACCTATGGTTCAGCGAGTCTATTGACAGCGACGCTGAGAACAACCGCGTCAATGAGCGTAGCGCAGAGTATCAGCAACGCATCGCTAACGTACGGACCGCGCTATCTATCTGCAACGCATGCCCAGCCAAAGCAGAATGCTTTGCTGAGGGTATGAAGAAAGAAAACTTAGACAATGGAATTTGGGGAGGTTCTCTACCAGGTGAGCGTATCGTACTTGCAGATGCTTCATTGACATGGAACAATCGCAAGTCTATGATTAACTTCGCACACAGAGTGAGGGCAACAACCAAATGAAATCATTAACTTTCTTACTGCTCGTAGTAATTGCACTGCTACTTGCCGATAACTCAAAGACACCCACGGACACAACAGACAAAGGCGTGCGCGTTTCTTGGAGTAAGGCAGATAGTAAGGCATACGCTAGAGATAAACTCAACGAGTGGAAAGATAATCAGGTGTCATGTCTCAACAGATTGTGGGGCAAGGAATCCGCATGGAATCCTAAAGCTTTCAATCCTGTTCGCGTAATGGGGAAGCACGCGGGTGGGATTCCACAACTGTTGGGACTTGACCCTGACACACCAGCACCACGTCAGATAGAACGTGGGCTTGATTATATTTACTATAGATACGGCACACCATGCGATGCATGGATTCACTGGAAGAGGAATGGTAACTACTAATGGCTAAGCATGTAACAGAAATGCGTCCTGATTACACTCAGGCTATGGACATACGCGGTGCTTCTACTACTGTGTGCCCATGCGGTTGTGAGATTTGGAATCTCAAGACTATCTTTGATGACGACGGAGAGATTGGTATGTACTTCCTTGACATGGAGTGCGCTGAGTGTGGTACACTAGCAACAGCACCAACACCTATTGATACGGAGGTAGATGATGACTGAGTTTTTACATGAGGTAGTTAAACGCCGCGAGCGTGCAGAAGAAAGCCGACAATTGATGTCTTACTCTGATAATTTGCAACGAGAAATGCAAGCTTCATATGAAAGATTAGTAGCCAGCGCAGTTCGAGTTGATGGTTTAGTAAGACCACCAAGTATAACTAGAGATGGCAATTCTTATGTGAATGTATCAGGTTACTTATACGTACGTCAATCTAACTGGCCCCTGTCAGCAGACTTGATGTCTTCCATAGCGAGACACTCAACCGCGCAACCATTTCATGAACACTTAATGGAATGTCCACAAAATGGAGAAGGTTTTGAGTTACGAGCTATTGAATGGACAGGCCCTCGCACTAGCTATGACACTTATAGGTATGAATGTATTGGTTGTCGCCATCAGCAATCAGTCGCAATGCCTAGACTACATAGACTACCAGGATTGGCGGTATGATGAACGAGTTTGATGAGTGGGACCAAGCGCTTGGCTTAACAGAGTCAGGCTCTGCCCTAATTGAATTGATTGAAAGGTTAAAAGATAATGGCTAGTTATGAATACAAATGTGAGATTGACTCAAGCACTATCACAATCAGTAGAGGTATGACCGAACAGGAAATCATACCTTACTGCGACAGTTGCAATGAGCCAATGGTAAGGGTGTACAGTGCACCACCTGTCAAGTTTAATGGCAGTGGATTCTATTCAACAGGAGGGTAACAATGGTATGTGAAGTATGCGAAGCTGGTGGTTGTTCAGCCTGTGACTTACAGTCTGATGAACTACAGTTTGCTAGCATGAAAGAGATTGAAGAGTTCTACAATGTAAATGGGGAAGCATTACATGTTGACCCAGCAGAGCTGGACTTAGAGGGTATGATACAAGAGATGATAGATTCAGAGATTAACTTTGACAGGGAGTACAGCCCTGACAATGAGTAGTAAACTACTAGAAACTATCCTCGCTTGCTTGCTCCCATTCATTATGATGGCTGCTCTCTTCGGACTCTACAAATTCGTCTGGGGTTTCACTTACTTCCTCTTGAAGGTCTTTGTCTAAGTATGGCTTGAACCCACCTAGTTTATTGACCAGTCGCTTGATAGCCCTGTTACCTCTCATGCGGGCTGCGTCATCACTACCTAGTGATAAGTAATTGCTTATCTCTTTGTAGTCCATAGACTCTGCATATCGGAAGAAGAGTATCTTTCTATCCTCTTTACTTAACTTCCAATATGCGGAGTCTATTTCCATCATCATGACTGACAGATTGCCACCTTCTGAGGGTGCACTTGGTCGTCCTGGTCTACCTAAGTTTAACTTATGAGTAACACCGTACTCATTACGCAACACGGCAGGAAGCAATGCCTCTACAACATCTGCTTCATAGTAATACAAATCTGACACGTCGTATCCGACACTCTTTGCCTTCCACTTCTGACAATAATCCAACGCATGATTACGTAGGCTACGATAGATAAGGTTCTTTGCATCCTTGTTACCTATCTTCTCCCACTCAGCTACCTTGTTAGGGTGCTTAGCGAACCACTCATATAGACTCTGCTTGATATCTTCAAGTTCAACCATGTCAAACTTGCGATGATACTCAGAGGCTACTGCCGTGACTACGTATTCCCATGGCTCAATTTGTTGCCAGTTCATCTGCCTTTGCTTTCTTATAGAGTCGGGTTGCTGACATTAAATCATCTACTGTAATCAAATAACCTTTAGAAATATTCGGTGGTATATTGCATGTAATTTCTCTACCAAACTCTTTGACTGCATATCTTAGTGCATCTGTTGGCACAATCAATGTGCTCTCTTCTAATACAAATGCCCAGTATGCTGCTTCAGTTACACCTAGCCCTGAAGGGGCCCAGTCCTCAATCTTCTTGAAGAAACACTCGGTCTCAATGTAAAGGTTGTTGGTCTTTGCCCACTTGCGGTCACGCTTAACCTCTACAGTACGACCGCCAGTTAACAACTCATCTACTAGTTGCTCACCCTTGCGTCCGTATCCAAAGTCTAAATCAAATGATGATTTGTTAGTCATTGTCCCATTGCTTTCGTAGTACTAGCAATCCAATGATTGCATAGTTAGCCATATCCTTGAAGGAATCCTCAAGTGATTCGTGCTCAGGGTTTGCACCACTGTCTATCAAGTTGTTGATACGTGCTAACTTATCATGCATGCGTACACGTAAGCCGTTGATTGCACCGCCTGGTGCTTGCGAAATATTCTTAGGACCATAGTCCTTATGCTTACTCAGTAACAACTCAGACAACTCATCGATTGTGTTGCTAAGGTGCACCTCTAGGTGGACTTCGCGTGCAATAGCGGTATTGTTAAAGTTATTTTTAGCTGAGTGTCTTCCTTGTGATACGACTGTATCTTCAATCCCAGTTCTGATACGTATTGGATAATCTGCCATATCTCTTCATTCTCCATCTTCGAGTAGCTGTTTAAGTTCGTCATCAATTCCCACCATACTAGAGTCAACAATCATATCTTCAATAACTTCCAACACCGTACCTGGGTCTGTCTCTGCTGAGAACAATGTCATGTACGTGTCCTGCGTGATTGACTGTATCTGTTCAGGATTATTTGCATAGCGGTACATACAACGAAGCAGTGAACCAATCATTAGGCGATAGCCATTAGGCAATACCAATGCTGGGTCGAACTCTTCATCATCTTCAAGTAGATGGTCTGTTGCTTCGAACACATTATCAAAGTGCTGTCCACATTCTGGACAAGGATTAATCTTATTCTTCATTGCTTAATCCCATCTTCTCTTTAATGAAGCCCGCCCCATACTTAGTATATGCTGAGTTAACATCTTCTCCGTCTCCGAAGGTAATCGTGGTGACTGGGAGTTCACGGGAGAGACTGGTGGCAAACTCTCTTCCTGGTGCGTCTCCATCGGCAAAGACGAAGACCCGTTCAAAGTCTGCAAGTAATCTTGTATAGTGCTTCTTCCAAGAGTTCGCCCCTGGGACTCCAACACAGGGAATTCCAACCATGCGTGACATCGTAAGCGTATCCAGCTCGCCTTCACAGACTCCAATCCAATCACCAGCACGCTCGATATCAAGAACATTATACATCCGAGTATCACTTCCAACCATACCCATATATTTCGGTTCCACGGCAGGATTGAGAGACCTAAAGCGCAAGTCAACAACCCCAGTCTTAGTAATATACGGGATGCTAAGTCTACCTGTGTATGCTTCATGTCCTGGTTCAGGCTCCTCTACTACGCCTAATCGTGCCAACCGTGCTACCTCCAGAGTTATACCCCTGCTTCGAAGGTAGTCTTCTGCCTGATAAATGCTTTCCTGATACCGCTTGGACGCTATGCCCAAGAGTTCCTTCTGCGAATTTTGCAGCGCCACGTATGTCACATCCTTCTTGTTGTGCGATAATTTGTAAACTGTTTCCTTGTACACCACATGCGAAGCATACGAATAGATTGTCATCTAAGTTAGCTGTACCTGACTGGTGTGAGTCACCATGAAAGGGACACTTAAGGTTTGCTTGCCCATGGTCACGACGTATCACAGCACCGTAGTGCTCTAACACAGCCTTGATGCTGGGCAAATCATTCACCGAAGATATCTCCTAGTCTAAGTACCAAATACGAATCTGCTATGGACTTTCCTCTAGCCTTGATAAGTACTGCTGGGATGACCGCGTTACGGTCAATCCCCCTTGCTTCTGCATAATGCGTTGCTTCAATCTGTGCCTCTTTTGTCCAACCACTAAGGTCAATGGCATTGCCCGCACCTGGTGCTTTGCATTCGATAACGCCAATGCTTCCAAGGAAGTCTTTGCGGACAACAACGTCGCCCTCATCTCGTGCACCTGTTCGAGCAAGTCGTTCACTATCGTATCCATTTGCTCGAAACCAGTCTCGGATGTCGGTTTCGTACGTCGCACCTCTAGCCTTGTGACTCTTGCGTGTCGTCATTTGTTATCTCATACTCTTTAGGTAGTTCGAACTTGTCGATGACGGAACGTAATCTGTCTTCATAATCTTTAGTTAAAGCAGATACTGCATCCTGCCAACCTTCAACATATGCATCCTGCTTTAATTGCTTTAGTGTATTATCTAGTAACATTATTCTCCTTAAACATTCTCTGGTATATCATCAATGAACATGTACTCAGGATTGAAAGCAACCCATGTCATGAGTCCTCCCCCTGCGTCAGCTCTACCGTATCTATTCTTAACAGGTGCAACACCCATAGAAGTACCAACAACGCCGAGGGTGCATATAAGAGCAGGAAGTTGAGCAACCTTACCCTGAATAGCGGAGCGCGGTTGACACGGGCTACCTTGGACAGCCTCCGAAGTATGGTGTAGTACAACCACTGCAGCGTTAGTCGCTCTCGCAAGATACTTCAACTCCTTCATGATTGCACGCATAGATGCAAACTCTTCACCACCATCGGTGGCTACATCCATTAAGTTATCTACTACAATTAAAGTTGGGGGGCAACCCCATAGTTCTTCAAATGCTTGCACCTCTTCATCAATATCTTGAAGTGTTGGTGCTGATTCGAATGACCAGACAATGTGTGAACCCTTAGACAATGTTGCCTTAGTCCAACCATGGTCTGTATTCATCAATGATTCCACATCAGTCTGTGACTTACCTGAAATCATTGAGGCTAAACGCATAGCCATTGTGTGTGCGTTGGTATCTGCTGAGATGTAAAGTGTTGGCACCTTCATCTTAAGTGCAAGTGCCAGTGCTAGTGTGGACTTTCCGACTCCTGGCGCTGCTGCGAACATCGAAACCTCAGAGCGCCTAATGATAATCTTGTTACTTTCGAATGCCTTAAAGCAACTAGGGAGCGGTTCTCCACCAATACTGGAACGACCAACTGAGCGGACAAGTGTACGCATCCTTTATCATTCCCTTCTTTGTAGAAAGAACGCAGCCACTTCTGTGGTGTACGTCGGTAGCTGCGCTCTTTCATGAACGTCTCTTTAGTTTACTGGCTTGCACTGGTCTGGAGTCCCCTGTGGGGTTGGGCATGCCCAGAAAGCGTAAGGCTTCCCACTCGCTTTGCTCACTCCCTGTCGGAAGATTCTCGCTCCGTGGATGCACGTCGGGCTCGCTGTCCCTGATGGTGTGACCGCGCTTGGTGGAGGTGTAAGTAACGGACCCTGCACCTGGGTTGGAGCGGAGGATGTGAATTGCGTAGTGCTTGGAGTTGAAGGCGTGGTCCCCAAAGGGGCTGCGTTGTATGCACCAACAACCAATCGCTGCACTGCAGCAACCTGTGTTGAGTAATCACCAATGCCTTCTAGCAGTACGCTGAGTTCATCAGCAGTGTTAGCACGGATATTAATCATATCCCCAGCAGGTGTCTTGTAACTAACTTGCAGTTTCCATTCTTCCATTTGTTATCCTATCTTCGTTGAGAACTGACAGTGTGCTGTCAATCCGCATTTATATTGGCAGTTGTTTGTGTTCGGTAAAAAGATTCCAGCTTTACGAGCCTTGTCAAATCCTGAAACAAGGTACTCAAGTTTATCCTCTGTGTACTGCTCGAGGCTAACAAGAGGTGACACACCGTGCTGACGTGCCATCCAATAGGTCCCCCACTTAACATCGATGCCGAAGGTCTTTAACATACCGACCTTATAGAATCCGAGTTGCAGTGTATTGGTTGGTGTTTGCTGAGAGGTTTTTAAGTCGACGATGACGAGTTCGCCATTGACTTCAAACACCCTGTCAAGAATCATCTTGACTGGCACGCCAGCAAATTCAGGTAGCATCGCTAACTCAATCGCTGGTGCACCCTGTGGTGTCTTCCACAGTTTCCAGTTAGGGTTAGCCTTACGCCAATCAATGTACGCCTGTACCCATTGAGGGCCAGTTGCTTGCCAAAAGTTTACGTCTTCCTTCTGTGGGTTAGCCTTGGTTGCACGACCACCAACACGAGCATTAGTCAGGTCCTTGCCTTCGGACTCTAGTGCCCAAGCCTTGTCCCATAATTCGTTATTGAGCATTCTCTAAGTCCCACAATTCTGTAGCTGTATGGAAGGCGGACCCGCCTACTGACCAGACCGATGGTGCCTCAGGTACTTGCATAAGTCGACCAAGGTAGTACTGATAACCGCAGTCGACATAGGTACTGAACGCTGAGTAACTCACGTGTTCAGGTAATTCGTAATCTCCAAGTTGAATCATGAGACAACTATAGCATAGTAATACATCAGTGCCAATAGGCGTACCTGATTCGCTTACTTACACGGTCAGATTCTATGTGTATAATTAAATATATATACTATATAAGGGAGCCTTTAAGGGCTCCCATATATTATATATAATAATATATATTATACTATAGGAGATACTATGTTAGAAGTTTTCTTTGGAGTATTGCTAGCAATTGCAGTACGTGACTTATACCTAGAACTGATTGAGCGATACAGGAACCACCGATTCAAGAAGGACCTCAAGGTCTTTGCTGACCAACTTGAGGACCTTGAAGCAGACGATGATGACGACCTTAAGTAACCGATAAACGACAAAAGACCCCCCAACCTAGGGTGATTACCTTAGGAAGGGGGGTTTCTTGTTGCTATCAGCCCGCTAGGGGCCTTAAATGGTTACTCTGAGCCTTTGCCGTAGGCAGTCTCTTTAGAGTCTAGAGCCTTTAGGATAGGTGCAGCAAGTGATGCGAGGAAGGCTGAGCCTAATGCCTTAGGGTCTGTGATTCCTGCGATGTACATTGCTAGCACTGATGCGAAAGCTGCACGTAGGTATGTGCCTGCAATTGCAACTAGTTTCTCTGTATTCATAAGTCCTCCTTAGGACGTAGGATTTGACGCATGGACTTTGCAACAAGTGCAAACTTCAGTCTTATACGTTTTCTTGCTTGGCGATGGTGTGAGTACCGCCTTCACCTGATTGATTACCTTAGGCTGATTAAGCCACCAGAACCACGGCGAAGTATCATTGCCCATCCCCTCATTGATTGAGATATGGAGATGCTTGTTGTGCTTATTGGAGCCAGTGTATTCACGGTCTCCTTCAGATGCACGCTCTGCTGACCAAATCTTTCCCTTGAAAATCAGGTACTTGACTCGCTTGTCTTCCTTTAGTTTCTGGAAGATATCGACGCAGTCGATGCCACGCTTAGGGTCATGGGTTAAATCTACAGCAAAGCCTGTGTTATGGTCGCTGGTTGGATTCTGTGCCTGATGTGCCTTCGACGGCAGAAGTCCATCGGATACTTTCAAACGAGAGGGCGCTATCGCTGTGGCTTGTCGAAGGACAGCAATAGCGGCAGGTGTGGCTTTCTTGACAACAGGCTTCATCGTTGTTCATCTCTTCCCTTTTGAATCAGAATTTGGTATAGGATTTCTACTTTTTCTTCCAGTCTAATGACGGAATCTTTAAGGCTTGAGCCTGAGTTAGGCTTGAGTTCGTATAGGTAGTGCTTGACTAACCAGCGAACTGAGGTAGCAAATGCAGCTACTAATGTGCAGACGGATACGGCTAGACCTAGCCATTGAGCAGAAGACATTATACAGTCCTAATCGTGATATCAATGACACCACCATAGCCCGTGAATCCACGGTCAGGAGGTGTGAGGCGGGTGAAAGAGATTTGTTCAATGACAGCCTGACGTGACTCACCTGTGGTTAAATCCTGCCAGGTAATTACGTCACCGTTTTCTTCGACAGCTTCTAGTTGTGAGATTCTATCGAAGGCTCTGCCTTCGTACCCAACCTGCACATTGTATCGGTCTGTCTCCACGTCATAGCAATAGACGGGGAATCTCATTACTCGCTGTCTTGGTGTAGCGATAGTGGACTTGGCTTGATAGCCTTCCATTACTGGTCCTCGTGATGTTGTCGTCCCGTCACGATATAGGATAAACTTATAGGCAAGATACTCTTGCGCTTCCTGTGGTACAGATGTGGTAACCTCAACAGGTGGGACTGCAAAATCATAGGACACAACATCATACTCGGTACCATCGGCAGTAACAGTTTCAAGTGTCATCGAACCATAACTGTAGTCACCACGTGCGATGAGTCGCTTAAAGTTCTTAGGCTCTAGTGTGTTGTATCGGATGTAACCAGTCTGAATATAACCTGATGTCATAAGCTCTGCTTCATCTTCGTAGTATACATAACCTACTTCAGATGTTGTCGCTGAAGTACAGAACATTAACTGGTCAGTGCCATTAGCAAAGGCACAGCCAGTAGTCTGATGTCCAGATACGCCAGTATAGTACAAGTCATTAGCATAAGCAAAGCGTAGTGGTTCTAGTTGCAGGCTTAGGTCGATGCGGATAACACCAGGTTCTCCAGCTACACCAGTAGCACACCACACATAGTGGTCACGGCTAGCAAAGTCATAGCATGGTTGTGTTGTTTCTACAATCAATGGGCCATAAGATATAGAACCATCTTGGTCAGACACCTGCGCTACGCGAATACCCTTGTTAGTTCCAATCATCATGTAGCCAAGGTAGTAGTGAATCTTGTGTACGATTTCACCGACTGGAAACTCAGCTGCAGTAATTGCAGATGTCAATGTTGGCATTACACCAGCAGTAGACAATGTAAACTTAATGATAGTTGATTGGATACCGTTGTATCCTGCAACATAAATAGCAGCACCTGATGCTGCGACGCTGCTATAAACATGTGTTGATGATGGGTGAGTATAGACAGCAGTTGGCATGGCAGTAGCAGAAGGTGCAAACTCATAGACTTTATTGTCAGCACACAAAACAATACGCTCTTTGACATACTCCATAGTTGCGTTAGCAATCGTGCCAATCTCGTCAAACATTAGAGTAACATCTGCAGTAGATGCAGAGGTGCCAGTCAAAGGCTTCTTGTATACAGTCTTCTTGGTAGCAGTATTGGTAATCCAGTACGCAAATGTACCATCGTCACAGATAGCATAGACTGGTGAATCTGTACCAGATACGTAGTCAATAAAGTGTGTTACTGTACCATCTGATGCAATCTTATCAACATCGTACTCGTCCATAAGTAATGTTCCAGAATTTGTACCCCACTTGATGGAGCGAATCTGTTGGTCTGGTCGTAAGTTAGTCTTAATCTTACCAGTAGTGTTGTGTCCTTCATCTACATTGTTAAGCAATGTTACCTTGCCCTGGTCCCAGACATTAACTCCCTTGCTATCGGCAAAGCGATAGTGGTCAGGAGAGTTAGATGCTGTCTGGGCTGGGTCATAGAATGTTATACCGTCCCCGCCATGGAAAGATTGCTGACTACGAATCCACCAACCAGTAAGTGATTGCTCACCTGGCTCAGTCTGATTGTCAAACTGTTCCTTACGGAATGGTGCAGTCTGTCGGATATACGGACGTGCATCATTGATTGCATAGATAAACGGCATGCCACCAACTGCAACATCATATGCTACATCAGTGTTCTGCCAGATAGCTGTAGTAGAAACTACACCTACGTCAACAGCAATCGCTCGCGTTGCACGACCTTCGGTAATATCACGACCAGCCACGTAGACTCCTTAGTCTTGTTGTTTTTCTTGCGCTCTTTGTTTCATCATGTCTAATGTCCAGTACATATCATAGTACCCAACATCTAGCGAGAATCGCTTAATGTGTCGTACTAATGCACCAGTGTGTGCGTGTAGTGGAATACCTGCTTCTTGCATCTTACGGAAGAAGACAATGTCTTCGCCCACATACTTATCGCCAATGTTCTCTTGCTCAGCAAACATAGACTGATTAGGAAACTTCTCACGCATCTTAGGAATGATTGACTTATGCATCAGTACAAAACCAAAGCCTGCGCTGTCTACCTTAATGAGTTCATTAGGCGGTAGTGGGTGTACATGCTGAATGGTGTGCTCATCTACATCAAAGAACAATGCAGGGTATGGCTTAGCCAATGTACCCTCATTCTCCTTGGAGATGAAGTAAGTACCGCTAACGACTGGCTTGCCAATTTTGTCAGCAGCATCCCAGAGTTTAGCAACTACCTCCATGTTGACTACAATGTCTGAGTCAATCCATAAAAGCCAATCAGTTTTAATCTGGTCAGCCCAATAGTCAAACAGAACTTGGCGTTGTCTGCCAATCTGATTGCCTTGTACTCGCATACTGTGAGTAAGTTCGATGCCATTGTTAGAGCACTGTAGTGCCACACTAACGACACCTTCTGTAAACTTACCATCTGTGTTACCGTTGTCACACCAGCCTAGGGCTAGAGTTCCTTTGTTGATTTTATTAGCCATTGTGTCCCCTATGTTTAAGGCATTATTAGCCTAGTTGCAATATAGCACACTAACTATAATACCGTAAATAAGCAAAATTGTTGAGCAGTTTTAATCCTTGCTCAGGGATAAGTATTATTCTGTTGGTTCTGTTAGTTGAAGTTTAAACTCGTCAGCAACTGAGTCATAATACACAGGACCACCCGCGTACATTCCTCTAAAGTTATTATTGTAAGAAGTTTGCACCCATTGAGTATCTTCTCCGTAAAGAGATTTGCAAAGTTCAATACCCATTGATTCTTGTTCAATACCATTTTCATCAATGATTGCTTCATTTGCAATTACAATAACATTTATAACTAAATTATCTTTTATTTGAGCAAAGTGTGCCATTGTTTATCCAATCACTAAAATAACTACGCCAGAACCGCCACTTGCGCCAGCAGCAGCCTGAGTTCCTGCACCACCACCACCGCCACCTCTACCACCAGTGCCACCACCAGGATTAGAGTTGGTTGAACCACCAACACCACCGCCGCCAGTGCCACCAGAACTTTGAGCCGTACCATTTCCCTGACCACCAGCACCTCCACCTGCATAAACTATTGCAGAACCAGTTATAGAGGAAGAAGTCCCATTGCCACCAACACCGCCCAAGCCTGAAACAGAATTGCCTCCAACAGCACCTGCACCTCCACCTCCACCTGAACCAAATGTAAAGTTAGAAGGATTACTTCCACCAGCGTTACCTTGATTTGCTACAGCACTTCCTGCTGAGGAAGGACCACTAGGACTGCTTGTACCACAGCCCCCACCAGAACCTCCATTAAGTCCATTTGCAGGTGGATAAAGCGATGAACCACCACCGCCGCCTCCGACTGCTACAAGTGCATCAAGTTGAGAGGCAAAACCATTATTTCCATTTCTGCCTGCACCGTTAAAATCATTAACTCCACCTGCGCCACCTCCACCAACGGTTACGGTTAAAGTACCAGCAGGAAGCAATGCTGCAGAACGATACAAATATCCACCAGCACCACCACCACCACCAACTACGCTTGCGCCGTTTGACGAGCCGCCTCCACCGCCTCCACCGCCTACAATTAAAATTTCGCAAGTTCCAGCGGTTCCAATAGTTACTGAACCAGAACCAGTCCAGGTGTAAATAGTTTTACCTGGTCGTGCAACGGAGTTAACTGTCGGAGAACCAGTGGTTGAAGTAACAGTTGCTTTAGAGACTCCGCCTCCACCCACAGGACTAAAAAATGGCATTATATCTCCTTAAGCGTATTTGATTGGACCAGCACCTAATACGGTGAAGGTTGCTGATGCAGTTTTAATAATTGTGAATGAGTAAGCATCAATAGATGATGCGTTACCAGATGCAGGGGCTGTACCACCTGACCACTTTGGAGTCACAGATGTTCCGTCAATAGTCATTGCTGTATGACGGTATGCTGTTGCTCCATTGGTAACAAGAAACGCAATGGTAATAGTATCACCAGTTGCAAGGATGCTATTAAGGGTTGTTCCAGAATCTCCTCGGACATTAAGTGTCCAGTTAGCAGAAGCATTGCTTGTGTAATACAAGGCACCTTGAGTTACTGCATCAAAGTTAATTGTTCCAGTAGCAGTAGTAGCAGATGTTGTCCATCGCTCCTCTGGAGAAATAAAAATAGGGCTTGTTAAAGTCGCAGAACTTGTAGATGCTTTAGTATCTATCTGAGTCTGAATAGCAGAAGTAACTCCATCAAGGTAGCCAATCTCAGTATCGGTTACATTTGCAACACGAGCCTGAATAGTTGTTGTATCAACATCAAGTGTGACAGTACCAGAGGTACCACCACCTGTTAACCCTGTACCAGCAGTTACTCCTTGAATGTCAGCAGATGCGTTGTCTGCATTTACGCGGGCTTTAGTCATTCAGTTACCTCTGGTTCTGGTTCGATAATTACTTCTGGTTCAACTGGTGCTGACCAGACATTATCAGTACGAGTCCAATCAATCCAAGGTTCTCCTGTAGTTTCAAGGACTTCTTGACCAGTTACTTCAATAGCAATTTCTTCTGTATCGGCAACAATTACATTAGTTACTTTGTTTTCTGTGATAACTGCATAATTTGGCATCATATCTCCTTAGTAATAAATCAAAACTGCGCCAGAACCGCCAGCGCCACCAGCACCTACTGTTCCTGAACCAATGCCGCCACCGCCACCGCCAGCGCCACCACCTGAGCCACCTGCTCCACCCGTGCCACCGACTGTTGTTCCAGCAACGCCGTTACTTCCATTTGCTAAATAACCAGCTCCGCCAGCACCGCCACCACCTGCAACGCTTGGGTTATTTGCTCCACCTGTGCCGCCTGTGTAACCAGTAAGCGTGGACGCGCCACCTGTACCGCCTGTTAATGTTCCAGTTGCACCTGTGCCACCACCGCCACCGCCAACAAATTCACCAGCCCCACCTGCGCCGCCTGACCCAGCAAAAGAACCACCGCCACCGCCACCGCCTGAAGTACCAAAAGCAGTATTGGCAGCACCAGCACTTGACGCACCCGCAGCACCATATGAATAAAAAAATTGCCCTGCCCCGTTACCAAATGAACCACCTGAACCAGCACGACCACCGCCTGCTGCGCCAAATACTTGATTTACTCCTGAATTTCCTGGCCCACCACCGCCAGCGTATAAACCACCGCATTTTGACAAACCACCCACACCTTGACTTGCGCCACCTGCACCAATTGTGACTTGTGTTGGTGCTGGTATCCAGCCTTGAATAATTCCACCAGCGCCACCACCGCCACCGCCATAAGGGTCACCACCGCTACTTTGTCCATTTCCGCCACCACCGCCACCGCCAATGACTACGGCGTAAACTTGCGTGACTGGATATGTCAAACCAGAAGCAGATGATGTATAAGTGTTTCGTAAAGTTAAACCAGCAGGAACTGCAACTGGCAAAGCAGTTGGAGTTGTTGCGCCACTAGCGGCAGGAAATACTGAAATACCCATTACGCTATCTCCACTCCGCTAATGTGAAAGTCAACTGATGTTGACGATGCACTACCAGCAATAACCTGTGTTGCATCTAGCACTTGCTTTAAGTCAAAAAACGCTGATGTGTTAGCAGCAACAGACACGCTGCCTAGTAGGTCAATAGCGTTAAGAGTCATTGATGCAGTTACTGCAGATGTTGTTGGATTACATATAACGATATTAGTTACCACTGCAGTTGTTGCAGAAGGTACTGTGTATAGGGTTGTGCTTGATGTCGCTGCTGCTGTTCGAGCAAGGACTTTAGATACTACAGCCATTAGTTACTGTGCCTTTCGTTTAGAGGTAGACACCCATAAGGGTGCTTATTTCGATAGATGTTAAATCTGGTTCTGGTACTGCTGCCCACTCAAGTCCAAGTGCTGCGCTTGAGTTAGCCTTAAGAAAATATCCATTAGTCCCTGCTGTTAGTTTACCTGGGGTATCTGCACTACTTGCAACAATCAAATCACCCTTAGCATCTAGGATGCTGTTAGGAATTGCAGTTGCAACCTCGAATGAGGTAAAGGTAATAATCTCTAGCACATCGCCTGATACAAGTGCTGGGCTTAGGGCTGAGATAGATGTGCCGTTGCTTGCCGTGTAATCTTCTCCACGCACTAGGAGTACACCATTAAGGTAGACCTGCTCCTTGCCTGGTAAGTATGATAGCGTTACGCCATTGTCATCTGGACCAGACTCTGAGGTTTCTCCGCCAGATGCTGTGTAGCGATAGCGGAAGATAGCAGCAGTTGAGGAGATTGAACCCCACTCTGTGCCAGTCCAAGCAAACATTGCATTGCTTACTGAGTTCCAGTAGATAGCACCAACGATAAGCGGGTCACCATCATTGTCTACCGTAGGAGGAGTTGACTTAGCACCTAGGTATCTGTCATCAAAGTTATCGTAAGTTGTTGTAGCACTTGTCGCTGAAGTCAGAGCAGATGATGCTGAAGTAGCAGCACTTGCTGCGTCAGTTGCTGCAGAACTTGCACTTGTGCTTGCAGACGCTGCAGATGTAGCAGCAGCAGATGCTGAGTTAGATGCAGTTGTAGCATAACCTGAGATAGTGGCAACAGATGCCGCTGCTGTAATTGCATCAGCGGATGCTGAGTTGGCAGATGTTAATGCACTTGCTGCGCTAGTAGAAGCAGATGCTGCGCTAGTCGCTGCTGCTGCAGCGTCTCCCACAATACTTGCTGCACTTGCTGCAGCGCTAGATGCAGATGTTGATGCGCTTGCAGCACTTGTTGCTGCTGCGCTTGCTGAGTTAGAAGCAGTAGTTGCATATCCTGCAATAGTTGCCACAGAAGCAGCAGCAGTTGTTGCACTGGCTGCTGCGCTTGTAGCACTGGTAGCAGCACTTGTTGCAGATGTTGCTGCGGCTGTAGCACTGTTGGATGCGCTAGTTGCGCTAGTTGCCGCTGCTGTTGCAGAGGTAGCCGCTGACGTAGCACTGGTTGCTGCTGCTGTAGCAGAAGTTGCTGAGGCTGTTGCAGAAGAAGCAGAAGCGATAGCAGATGTCTCTGCACTTCCAGCAGATGTAGCGGCACTTGCAGCCGAAGTGGCAGCACTTGCTGCTGAGGTGGCTGCTGCTGTCGCAGAACCTAGAATACTATCTACGTAATCCTTAGGAGTAGCAGATGAGGCAGACATGCCTGCTGAAGATAGACCAGTAATAACTGGTGAGCCTGAGATAGTTGGGCTAGTTAAAGTCTTGTTTGTCAGAGTCTGTACTGCGGTAGCAATAACTACTGTGCCTGTTGTGTTAGGCATTGTGATTGTGTTGTCCTGTGTAGGGTCAACTACAGTCAGCGTAGTTTCATAGGCATCAGCAGTAGCACCTTCAAAGACAATACTTGCATCTACTCCAGCACCCGAGATACTAGGGTTGGTGATTGTAGGGCTTGTAAGAGTTTTGTTAGTTAGGGTCTGGGTGTCTGTAGTACCCACCACAGCCCCTGTAGCCCCGTGTACGCCCGTTGTAGACTCGATGTGGGTATTTGCTTCGCGGTAGTCACGACCAATAGCCATGTGGCGAACAACAGCACCAGCAGAGTGAGCCTGGGCTGAGGAACCATCAATGGCACGGGTGATTGTAAAGGTGTTGGTCGATACCGCCGTGGCATCTACAATTTCTTCAAGAGCTGTATCTGGGTCAAGAACAATCGTAAAGGTTGTGCCTCCAGGAATAGTCACGCCACCAAGGAGAGCGGTTCCTGATACAACAACCATTGACGTAGCACCAGAGGTGACTGCGCCAGTTAAGGTAGTTTGCTGAGAGCGAGAGGAGTAGTTGCGTGTTGTCATTTATATTCCTATCGAGTATAATGAATTCGTGGCGGGTATTGGTTTTGCTGTGTTGCAACTTCCTCATTAAGACGCTGTGAGTAAAGAGCAAAGAGTTGCTTTGTTGCTGATGCGCTTGCACCGTATGGGCGCTTGCCATCTGTTTCGTCCGCCTGTGGGCTGATTTGGCCCGCACGTGCTGGGTCAAGGTAAGCCAATAATCTGTATGCTGCACCTAGGATTACGATGTCTCGTGCTGACTCAGGATATCCTGTAGTAGTTGTGAAGACATCAGAGTTGTTTTCCATTGCTGTAGGTGGTGTGGCATACATCGCTTTAATTGTACGTCCTGGAGTAATCCAGTCATAGATAGTTACAGTCTGTGAACCTGAACCCCAAGTAGAAGTATCTGCAAATGGGTCAAAATACCAACGACGAATACGAATCCATTCCTTAGAAGGACCAGTATCCTGCCATGACATAGTGAGGATATTCTCGATGTTAAGATTTTCAAACTCATATGTATTTACTGCTGCGTTGAAAGGGAAGGTAGTCTGCTTGACAGACAATAGGCTCGCACCCATTGCTCGGATAGTGTCGTTGATTGCCTTCTTAATTACATAGCGTGGGAAGATAGGTGAGATAGTAACCTTAGCATCTGCAGCATGTGTTGCTGCTGTAGTACCAAGATATCCACGGCCGTAAGGAGAGACTGTCGCTGTGTTTGCAACACGGTCGAATGAGTCAATCCACATAAGCTCTTCGTCAACCTCAAGTACACCCTTGCCCACGTTACTTGTATCACCAAGAGATAAGATAGTAGGTGCGGTACTTGGTGAAGTCAGTGTACTGACAGCAGTTCTGAGATAGGTAGAACGGTCTTGCTGGTAGGTATAACCCGAAAGGTTAATGAGAACTTCATCAATCATCTGTCCTAGAGTTGTCATAGGTCTATGCTCCTTAATGCAACAACGGCTGATAATCCAGTAGTTCCTGCTAGCTCATTACAGATAGCGTTCATCATCTTGTAATTGTTAGGCTGGCGATTTGCATCAGCCTTAATGTTTAGTGCTGCTATGATACCTAAGCCACTAGTGTCAGCATAGTTGTTAGCTGCACCCTGCTCAGATTGATATGCATCTGGTGTGGGATATATTCCACCATTTGCAAGACGATTCAACTCGTCAGCAAATGTGCTACCTGCTACTCCTGTTGCCATTATCTAAACCTCGCAGCCTTCTTTGCTATGGACTTTGGTTGTTTTACAAACTGCTTACCCTTTGCATTACCTGCAGCTTTTGCTTTATTAGTTGCTTCTTTCTCAGAAGCGCTCAGCGCAGACCATGCCTTCTTGGGCAAATATCTTTTCTTGCCTTTAGATGGCTTACCATCAGAAGTTGTCCACTCTTCTTTGGTCCATTTCTTTAAGGACTTTTGTGACTTAGCAAGTGCCATTACTTGTAACCGCCTCCTGCTTTCTTGTACTGAGTTGCAAGCAACTGAGCCTTACGAGCAGACCATTCGCCAGGGTCTCCACCCTTTGAACCAGCCTTAATCTTCTTAAACAAAGAAGCACGCATTGCTGGCTTAGTATAGTTGCCAGCGGCATTTACTTTAGACTTAGCCTTCTTCTTTACCATTTGACTTTGTCCGCCCAGTATGCAGCAGACATCTTACCCTTTGCAATGTTCTTAGCATGACGTGCTTTGAATGAAGCCTGACGCTTCGTAGGTTGTCTGTCGCCAGTCACACCCTGTTGACCAAAGCGAATAGTTTTGACCTTACTACCTTCTTTAGCCACAACTACGTGGCTCTTCTTGGGGTGGTTCGGTGTACGCTTAGGCTTGTTAAAGCCCGATACTCCTGCTCGCTTTAGTCTTGGGTCTGACATTTTAGTCCTTCTTTGTTTTCTTCTTGGCTAACTTTGCTGCGTTCTGTCTGCGTGCGCTATCTGCTGTTGATGCACGAACTGGTGTTGGGTATACCATTGTGCCATATTCCTTTTGGAAAATCTTAAGCATAGCCGCATCCTGCGGTGTCATCTTAGGCATTTGTTACTTCTTGCCCATCTTCTTCATAACCATCTTCTTTGCTGTCTTCTTAACGGCCTTCTTCATTGGCTTGCCAGTCTTCTTAGCTTCAGCCTTAGCCATTGCCATTCCCTTTGCTGTGTATGCAAATTCCTTCATTCCTACTTTTGGCATTATACTTGTCCTATCTCTTTCATTACCGCTACGGTTGATTTATTGACATGCTTTGCATCAGGCATAGTGTTCGAGTTGTATGGCTTACCTAACGCTTCGGAAGCAGTTTCTGCTTCACGAATCTTTTCCATAGTCGTGCCTCCAGGCTGTATGCCTTGAGAGCGTGCATCCTTGTAGGCTGTGAGTTCTTTCTCAAAGCGCTTACGTGGTGCATTTCTCTGACTGTTTGCATCACCAGTGTTCATCTGAAGTCCTCTGGCTTTACAGCCAAAGCAATCAGGACCGCACTTGGTGTGGTCTATAAAGATATCGTTCTCATCAGGGAATGGTTCAGGTGATGTTGCTTCACATCCGACGCACCCATAGAGTGCGGCGTATGGAATCATATCTCCATCAACTAACTTGTATGCCCATTCAAGAACTTTGCTTGCGTGTTCGTGTCCCATATGTCCCTTATACTGCTGTAAAGTTTGCTTCCGTTACACCAACGCCACCAGCAATAAGTGCTGCCTTTGTTGTATCATCTACAGTATACTTACTACCACCAAGATAAACTTCCTGGTATGTATCTAAGTCACCATCGTATGGGTAACGAACCTGACGGTAAGTCCCATTAACTCTGATAATACTGATGCCACGTGTTAACTTGTAGAATGTAAAGAGTCGCTGAACTCCTTCAAATCCTTCGTCGACAGTTGGTGTCTCAAAGATGTAATCTGTCATGACTCCTCCTTTAGTGGACTCACCCTAGAGGGGTAGACTTTTCAAATATGCCTACCCCTCAGAGTCAATTAACTACTAGAGAGCAGCGATTGATGAACCAGATGTGATGCGGTATAGTGCCTCATCACGGTATACTGCGAAGCCGAGTACGCCGTACCAACCCATTGGGCGGAAGCGCATCAACTTATCAGTTACGTTACCGATAACTACGTGTGGCTCTTCAGCTACGGCTTCTGCCATTGCCTGTGAACCTGCAACGATTGTGTTGAAGACACGAGTTACTGGAGTTACAGTTACAGTTGTTGAAACTGTTACTGCTGCTGTGTTAGCTGTGTCAACTGTGATAGTTGTTGTTGAACCTGATGTTGAGATAGCAGTGATTAGTGCGCCTGAAGCGATACCTGTTCCTGCAATCTTGTCACCAACTTCTGCACGAGATGCGATAACAGATGATGAAGCAACGCCGAATGTAAATCCTGCTGATGTTCCTGCAACTGTTACTGCTGTTGTTGTCAATGCTGTCTGGTCTGCACCTGACTTAGCGTTGTACAAACGTGATGACTCTACGAAGAATGCGCCTTCGTACTCACCGATTTCTCCAGCCCAAATCTTGCTTGCTTCTGAAGCAGACTGTGACTGTGGGTAGCGCCATCCGAGGTCGCCTGTCTCTGCACGAAGGTCGTGTGAAACTT